ATTCAGAAAGTTCTTGTTTAGTTTTACCCATAAACATTGATCTACGTCTTTGAGATTTATGTTCACCAGCTAAAAGTTCTTTAACGGCTTTTATATTTTGTAACTTATTATTCATATTAGTTTGCTGATCTAATTTTCTTAATTAGTAATGTTATATTACCTTTAAGATTTAAGTCTTTGACAAAATCGGCTACAAACTCAGCTTGTTGTGATGCTGGCTTATTTTTTAATGCATTTACCATCATTTGAAATGCTTGTGTCTTGCCTAATTTGCCCATTCTTGTTTTTAATTGTTGACCAACTGCTTCTTCTGTTGGTTCTGGGGCTGGAGCTGCTTCAGGAGCATCTATACCTTTTTGTTGCAACATTCTTACTAATTGTTTTCCTACTGCAGGATTGTTTCCTGATATAGCTT